CGAATTTGGGCGGCACTGGTAAAGATGTACCGAGAGGCTCATGCTGTTGGAGTGGCGGCTGGAAGGCTCATTGAATCCATGGATATCATCAAGCTTTCAGATGAGGAGGGTAAGGCCATCGATCCCAATATTGGCGTTAGTGACGCTTCCTCAATCATGCTGCTTGCGGCTGGCGATGAGTACAAGGATGATGCTCAGAAACGCCTTCAGGGTAAGAAGAATCGTCGTATTGTGTTGATTATAGATGAGTTACAAGACTGCTCGTCTTCCGTAATCAACGAGGCTCTTTGGGGATTTAAGGGAGCGCAAGAGCTTCACGTTGTTGGTGCTGGCAACCCATCCTCCATCTTTGATCCCCACGGGAAATTCTGCGAACCCATCAAGGGGTGGATGAGCGTGGACGAGGAAACCCCGAACTGGAAAATCAAAGTAGCAGGTATTGAGGGACTAGCCTTGCGCTTTGACTCCGAAAAAGACAACCCCAACCAACAGTCGTTTGATAAGGGTAAGGGTCTTCGCTATCCATTCCTTCCCAAACCCAATGACGTTGCTGTAGCCAGAAAGGAACTCGGGGAACTCAATCCCCAGTACTGGCGTAAGTTTCGGGGCTTTTGGCCACCAGCAGACGCCGATGATTGTACAGTTGTTTCGGACATCCTCTTAGCCCGTCACGGGGCTTTGGATAAACCAATCTGGGATGGAACCCCGAAAGATATTGCCGGAATCGATCCTAGCTATACAGAAGGAGGAGACCGCTTTGTCTTCACCCACATGAAATGGGGCAAGCTAATCTCGGGCAAGTGGGCCATAGCCCTAGAGAAGCAGTATGTCCTCAACCGGAGGGCGGGGTCTCAAGAGGACTTCCAGTATGAGATGATCCAGCAAATCCACGATCTATCCATCAAACTGGGAATACCCAACCAATGGATGGGGGTGGACGCTTCGGCAGGCGGTATCTTCTGGTCAATCGGAGAGAGGGAGCTTCTAAGGGGTTGGCATGCAGTGAGTTTTGCAGGAGCAGCCTCAGACCTTCCGGTCAGTGCCCAGTACGCATTAAGAAACGAGGCCACCGGAAAGCCGCAGGTTGGCAAGGAATTGTTCCACAACATGTCTAGCGAGTTGTGCTTTGTCTCCCGCTACTTCTTAGAATGCGAGCAACTCAAAGGAGTAACACCGGATTTGGCATGGGAAATGACTCAGCGAAAGTATGTGAGAAGGACTCGGAAGATTATAATCGAGAGCAAGACAGACATGAAGAAGCGTATAGGCAAGTCCCCTGACTTGTTTGACTCTTTCTCTGTTGGACTCTTTGTGGCTCGCAAAGTTTTCGGTGCCATGGCGGGATCGGAGGCAATAGAAGAAAAGAAACGTAAAAACAAAGAGAGCTTCAAAGAACTTAAACAACGCTTGACCTTAAGAGGTAATTGGTAGAGAATGTCGGGCAAAATGGCGTCATCTCCCGTTATCCCCATTGCAGAGGCCGATATCTGCCTATTCCAAGGAGCCACCTTTAGCCAGACACTAATCTGGGAAGTTGGTAATCCTCCTGCTCCTGTTAACCTTACGGGTTACAGCGCAAAACTTCAAGTCCGTTCTTCTGCCAAGTCTAAGGCCGTCATTATAGAATTGTCCACAGACAACTCTCGTATCTCGCTTGGAACGAGTGGAAACATGACCACAGGTGCCATCAATCTTTTCATCAGCGCGGCCAACTCGGCAGAATTAAGTGTTTGCGAAGAGGTAAAAGCGGTTTATGATCTTGAAATGACATCTGGGTATACGGTTAGCCGCATACTTCAGGGCAATGTTATTATCGTACCAGAGGTTACAAAATGAGCAGAATTTGCATTCCAACCCCAGCTTCCACAGTTATCGGAGTAGGCACAACTCCAGCAACAACCCCGAATTCCAATGTATTCAGGGTGGATACAACCATCACTTCTACAACTGGGGCCTCTAACTCGCTGGCAGCCTTGGATACAGTTACTGATGTTTATCCAGTCGGGATATGCGTATTCCTGCCAACCCTCGCCACTCCAGCAACTTATCAACTGGTAAGTGGAACAGACGCAGAAAACCTGCCGTTTGTAATCCGTCCAAACGATTTCAACATATCTACTAATGCTAAGGTTTGGAAACAACGAATGTAATGATGAAATCTATTCTAACAACCATTGTCTTTCTTGCCCTTGCTGTTTCGGGGCTGGCTCAAACCCGCAGCGTCATTGTCAATACAAGTGGGGTGGTGCAGAGTCCGACAAACTTCTGGAGCGCGGATGTTACCAATGCCCGTTCTGGTCTTGGTCTAGGTACCGCAGCGACAAATCCCGCAACAGCATTTCAGCCTTCGTCTTCTGTGTTGACTAATCTTGCGTCCAGCAATGGTAGCACACTAACAAACCTCACAGCAGCCAATATTACAGGAACTGTTGGTTTGGCCTCTAATGTCACCGGAACAATCGCCATCAGTAATGGTGGAAGCGGGGCCACTACGGCTGGGGGAGCCAGAACCAATCTTGGACTCGGCACCACAAATAGTGTGGCATTTGGCAACCTTGATGCCAGCTTTGTAAATTTTGAGAATGTTGAAATTGGTCCCGATCTCAAATTAGAGGAGGATGGAGATGTTCTGTGGGGGACCTTTGTCAGATTCAACGTAGATACAATGGAGTTTTCTAAGGCTATTTCATTCAACACCACTACCAACGCCGCTATCACCCGCACAAACCTCGGTCTCGGCTTGTCTGCATTGACCAATACCAACACCACGGATTTCCGCACAGCTATCGGCCTAGGCACGACCAACAAGGTTTCTTTTGATACCGTTTCCGCCAAGCAGAGTACTGGCTTTTCTTCGACCACTCTTAACGGCATCCAGTGGCAAAGCATGTATCCTTCCAGCAATGGACTCATTGGTCTTTATGGATCAGACGCCGAAGGCACAACAACCTTTGGTATCAATATTGGGACAATGAGTGGAACAACCGTTGAGGTTGCTCTTTTTAATTCAGACAGAATTACTTTTTACGAACCTCTGACTTTTAACAACACCACCAATGCTGCCACCACCCGCACCAATCTCAGCCTCGGCTGGTCTGCGTTGACCAACACCAACCCAGCGGGATTCAACACATCCCTCTATGGTAGCGGAACAAACCCTGTTCTATACAACACCAACGGAGAGGTGGTAAGCCCGACCAACTTCTGGCAAGTGGCTCCGATTGTGACGAGGTTCGTTGAGTCCCAACCTACAACCAATCAAACGACCAACATCACCGCAGCCCGAAACCTCCACATCCATAGCTTGGCCATCTCCACCACGGGAGTTACTAACACTATCGGCCTCCCCACCAACAACTCATTCAATGGAGATATCGCACTAGTTGTCCACCAAGGTCCGACATCCAGCGTTACGGCGGTAAGGACGGCTGGAGCGGCAACTAATCTTGTCACACTGAATCAATTTGAAGAGGCGGTGGAGTTTGTCTACTACAACAATGTGTGGCAGTTCAATAACAACCAATCGTTTATTGAGCCCATTTACTTCTCTGGAACCAATGCAGCGACCAATGCAGCGGCAAGCAGAACAAACCTTGGCATCCCACTTGCTGCATTGACTAATACAAACAATATCAATTTTCAAGCAGCCATCTTTAATACTAACTCAGCCCCGACAAATTCTGCAAACGTAAACACAGTTAACTTCAATACGGCTATCCACTGGATGGAGGTTAATGTAGTAACAAACGGAGTGACCAACAATTTCCGCATTCCCCTGTTTAAATGACCAACATCTGGAAATTGCAAAGGGACATTGAAATTGTCCAAGGCAAAACTTGGGAAGCCAAGTTTCGTTATTTGAGCCTGTGCAGTGCTGGACGCAAGCCAGTTGCCGTAAACCTTACCGGATATACCGCAAGAATGGTTGTCAGGGAGTGCGCCGAAGATTCGGCCTACCTACTTAACCTTACCACAGAAAACGGAGGGATCACGCTGGGGGGAGTTGCCGGAACCATTGATATCGATGCAACCCCGACACAAACATCCAACCTTACTGCTGGAGACGGGGTCTATGAGATTGAACTTTATGTAGGGTCAGATGTGATTGGATTTGCTAAAGGCAATGCAAAGATTTATCAAGAGATTGTTCGATAATATGGCTGCTACAGAAATCATAGATGTTTACGAGAATCCGGTTAAAAGAATCGACGTAATCGTAACCCTGCCACAATAATCCCGAAATATGTACTCAAACGAAGGCAACGCAGAACTAGAGAACCTACCAGAAAAAGGGGGTGCGCCCAAAAAGCGTATTAAATCTTCCGACAACTTGGTTGCCATAAGCGACAAGTACATTGAGCAAGACGAGGAAGCTTCTTGGTTGCGGTCTAAGGCGCAAGCTCTAGTCAACGGGGAGGCCCCCTACGATTCCGAAGAACTAAAAAACAAGGGACTGACCCATGTGGTCAATAGCAACTTTGGAGAAGCCAGTGCCATTATGGAGGCCGCTCTTGCTCCCTACATCGAACTTCAGAACGGCGTTCCCCGTGTGGCCAACGTCATCTTGGATTCTTACGAGGGGGAGTACAGTGAGGACTCCGAAGTCATCTCTGAGGAGTTTGACTGGATGCTCAAGGAGTGGAGTGACTTCCCCTACAACATGCAGCTTCTCTCTCGGGAATTTGTGGGAGATGGGGTTGGGATTGCCATGTGGCCTGATGAGCGGAGTGTGTTCTGGGAGCCTTGCGGACTCAAAGATTTTAAGGTAGCCCGTGATACCAAGGTATCCGACAATGCCATTGAAGTAGCTGTGGTCACCCGCAACATGAGTGTTAGCGAGCTTTACAACTACATCCGAAATCCCGAAATATCCAAGAAGCTAGGATGGAACATCAACAGCGTAAAGCAGGCTATCTGGAAGGCTTCCACCAAGTCCGACCAATGGAAGAACTACACCCACCACTGGGAAGACTTTGAGCGCGAGATCAAGGAGAACGACCTCTATCAGGGAGAGAGTGCCTACCACAGGGCTCAATTGATCTACGGCTACAACCGCGAGTTTGACGGCAAGTTCACCCAACTCATCGCCTCCAAGGATAGCTCAGACTTTCTCTATGAGCGTTATAGCAAGTACAACAACGTCAACCAGTGCTTTGTCATATTTACCTACGGGGTGGGACAGGGAACCTTCCACACGATTCGGGGCCTGAAGCAGAAGATCTACAACCCGATTCAGGTCAGTAATCGAATCCTTTGCCAAGCAGCCCAAGCTGCCGTTACCTCTGGCCTGATTCAGCTTCAGGGAGACGCCGAAGCCATCCAAGACTTCCAATACATTGAGGTCGGACCCTACACCTTCATCCCAAGTGGCCTGACCCCGATCCAACTTCAGCCTCCGTCTATCGCGACCCAAGGTCTTCCGGTTTACAATTTGATGAGCCAAACCCTCCAGAACAACACTGGAAGCTACCGCTCACGGCAAACCACCCCAGACAACCAAGCAAGGTCTGCTACGGAAGTGGTTCAGCAAGCCCGTCAAGAATCCACCCTAAACGCCGCAGCACTGGAACTTTTCTACACCCCTTACAACAAGCTGCTCACCGAACAGTACCGTAGGGCGGTTAACCCCAACCTGACGGCAGCAGATAAGGGCGGGGCCTTGGCCCTTGAGTTCCGCCGCCGCTGTGCGCGTCGAGGGGTAAGCATTGAGCGCATGCGTAAATTCCTCAAGGTTACCGCCATGAGGGCCATGGGTGATGGTAGTCCGGTAATGACCGAGATGGCCTCCAAGCAACTCATGGAGCTATATTCTTTGATGGACGAGAAAGGCAAGGAGAACGTCCTTCGCGCAGTGGTTGCTGGCATACCGGGAGTCGGCTACCAGAAGGTCAACATGTTTGTCCCCGAAGGCGAACCCCGAAAGATCGTTGACTTCGACATCGCCAACCTTGAGAACGGCAACCTCCGTCAGGGCATCCAGCAGTTGGTCCACGATAGCCAGAACCATGCGGTGCATATCGAAGCCCACATCCCAATGATTGCGGAAATCATTGAGGCCCATCGCCAGCAGCAAGTGGCAGACGAGCAGGCCATGGCAATCTTGCGTCCCGCCTCAGACCATGTGACTGAGCATCTGGTCATGTTCTCCAACAACAGCTTTAGGCAGCAGGAGATCCGCGAACTCCGCCGCCAGCTTCAGAACCTTACGGCTTATGTTGACGAGCTTGAGCAACAGGTGATCAACAGGGCGATGGCCGAACAAAGCCAAATGCAGGAAGCCGCGATGGGTGCCCCGCAACAAGGTGGACAGCCGCAGATCGATCCCAAAATGGAAATGGAAATGCAAAAGGCTCAACTCAAGTTGGCAGAAATGCAGGAGAAACGCATGATGAACCAAGAGACCCATCAACAGAAGATGGAGACGATCCGTCAGCAAATGGCCCTCAACGATCTAAAGACTCGCAGTTCTATTCTGGAGAAAACAGCAAAGCCAGCAGGGCGACCCCCTATGGCGATGGGACTGTAATTTTACTTGTTGACTAGTTGTTATAACCTTATAGGTTGAATTTCTAATGAATTGGACAGATCAAGATGCCCGTTTTTGGGCACAAACTTGGGAAGACCCGACTATGGTAAAGGGCCTCAAGTTTATCGCAAAAAAGGTACGCCCACGGCGTAGTGCTGGTCCTGTGGCACAGGGGTTTGATTTGTCTCCGGTATTTATCAAGAGCGCGGGATTCTATGAGGGAAGCCAAGAAGTGGTTGACCTTATAGAAACTCTTGGTAAGGGTAAGTTTGAAACAAGACCCAAGGTGGATATCCCAGAAGCTTTCTCTTACATAAACAAAGAACAATAATAAAATAACTATATACTATGTCCGAAATCCTTAACAGTGCCCTTACGGGTGACGCAGACTTCGCTGGAACAATCTTTAATACCCCAGCCCCTGAAGCTGTTCCAGTGGCAGAGGTTGCTCCCACAGAAACTTCTGAAGTAAAAGAGGCAGCACCCGAAACCCCGAAAGAAAAGTCCCCAGAGCCCAAGGTCGAAAAGAAGAGCAAGGCAACCAAGGAGGAAGCTTCCAAGGCAGTAGAGGAGATCACGAAGAAGTCTTCGACAGAGAAGGCCGAATCTAAATCAGAGGATTCCAGCAAAGATAGCGACCTTCCAATCAACCCCCACTTTCAGGATAAACCAGTAGCGGACAGGCCCGAAGGCGATGACTCCGAAAAAGGAATTCAGTCTTGGAAAGAGATCAAGGGCGAAATGAAAAAGGCCCGTGAAGAGCGGGACCGAATCAAGGCCGAACTAGAAGCGACCAAGGAGCAGGTTGGCAAGTACGAGGGAGAGACCGTCAAGACCCTCCAAGAAGAGCTTGAGAACTACAAGACCCGCATGGCAGAGCTTAACCGCGAGCTAAAGACCGCCAACTTTGAGCGTTCCCCCGAATACATTGAGACCATCAAGAAGCCCGTGATGAGCTTGCAGGGAGACCTCAAGTCAATCGCAGAGGCCAATGACTCTGACTTTTCCAAGCTGTGGCAGGCCATTACCGAGCCGGATGTCCGCAAGCGCACCGATTCCCTAGAAGACTTAACCGGAGACTTCAAGCGGATGGAGCAGATGTCCATTGTCAAAATGGCCGACAAGTACCATGAGTTGGCCCAATACCATGAGCGGTTCCAGCGTGAGGCGGAGTCCCTTTCTGAGGCCGAAAATGCCCGTAAGGCCCAATCGGAGCAGGAGTTTATTGAGAATGATCTGCGACTCCAAAAGGCTTTCACGGCCAAAACTTGGACCAACCTTGAAGACCGCTACAATTTCCTTCAGGAAATTGACGGCAACGATGAGTGGAATGGTCAGATTCGTGGGGCCAAGAAGGTTGCAGCAGAGACCAATCTGGATCGACTGAGTGTAGAAGACCGTAGTGCCATTCTGTCTCGGGCAGCGGTGGTTCCATTCCTTGAGAGCGCGATCAACCACTATAGTACCCAGCTAAAGAGTCAGGTCGAATCCCGAGACAAAAAGATTGCCGAACTAGAATCACAGGTTAAGTCATTCGTCGGAGCCACCCCCTCATTGGGAAGCACCTCAGAAGAGGCAAGCGATGACGAGGATGTTAGCGATAAGAGTATAACTAACTTTGGCGCATCTATTATGGGTAGACGCTAAATTTAGCTATTGACAATTAATTAGTTTTTAGGGTAGTCTCCCAATCAAGACTTTAGTCTGGGTTGGTCGCAGACGCCTTGTTAGCTGGCTTAGTGCTTTCTAAATTAGAATCGCCGTTGCTACTCCTCATCTGCGGCGTGAGGAAAAACAAACTTTGTTGCGGGAAAATCTCGAAACATAAACTCAACCTTAATTAGAAAGAAATAAACAATCATGTCAGCACAGACTGCTACTACTTGCGAAGCTATCAATGATAACTTCGTGCGGGAGTCAGGGCGCGTAGCCCTCGGCACCTATCGTTTGGGTCTCTACAAAGATCCTTATCTCCGTTTTGTTTCCCAGTCGGCATTCCCCGACAACATGGGCAAAACGATCACCAACATCATCGCCCAGCGTTCTATCGCTACGGGTACCGGATGGGAAGATATCGGCGTCACTGGTGAGTCCGGTCAAGACAATGCCTGCTTGGCTCCTGTCAAAACCGTTGGCTATGCCTTCGACACCAAGACCTTCAGCCTCCGTCAGCAGGCGGTTGAGTCCAAGTTCATCTGTTTGGAAGATGTTCGCACCGCGACCTTCCCGATTGACGATGTTAACAACTACATCAAGATCTTGGCCGACAACGTCAACGTCGAGTGGATCAAACGCTACGATGACGATTATCTCGCGCATTCGACCAAGTTGAGTGTGGAACCGGGAATTGATACCAACGGAACCGTTACCTTCAATGGTACCACGGGCCTCGCCACTATCGCCGGAACCCCCGCTCCTACGAGTGTTTTGACACCGGGAGTTCTTCGTCAAATCCATGACAACCTCTATCAGGAGAATGCTGGAGATGACGGCGATGCGGTTACCGATGACGGTGCCCCTGTGTTCAACGTATTCGCAGAACGCGCCACCATTGAGAACCTGATCAAACTTCAGGAAGATGTCCGTCAGGATATCCGCTGGAGTGATCGCGTGAATGATCTGCTGGGAGCCAACGGTTCCTCGCTGTTGCCCAAAAAGGCATACGGCGGATTCGTGTTCCACAGCCGTCCATTCCCGAAACGCTTCAATGACAACGGGTCCGGTGGATTCGTCGAAGTTGCCCCCTATAGCACCACGGCCTCTACAGGTCCCGGTACGGGTGGCGTCAAGGCGATCATCAACCCCGCCTACAAGAATGCGAAGTATAGCTCGACGGTTATCTTCCATCCGAAGGCCATGGAGTGGCTCGTCCCTAGCACGAACGTCAAGGTCGGCAAACTGATCTATGATGCTCAGAACTATCGTGGCGACTTCAAGTGGATCAACGAGTATGACCGGAACTGTAACCCTGACAAAAACAGCGGTTACTGGAGGGCTAAGATGGCCTGTGCGGTGAAGCAGATTGTCCCTACTTGGGGCTACTACATCCTGCACCTGCGCTGCAACCTTGCTGCCGATCTGGTCGCTTGTCCTTCTGGCTCTGGCTACGGCTATCTTAGCTGAGATTAGGATAGTATAATTCACTAAGGGGGGAGGGGCGAAAGTCTCTCCCCTCTTTTTTTAGTTCGTGACAAAATCCCGAAACCATAGTATTGTAAGCGTGTTATAGAATTTAAACAAAGTACTACATTATGAAGCTCTCAATCCCCGAAAATTACACCCTCCCCGAAGACGTTGAAGACGGCCAAACTTTTGAAGAGTTGGTTACTTTTCGCGTTGAGGGAACCTCCCTTGTCCCCACCATGCTTGCTGGTGTCGAGATCCCGATGGAAGACACCGAAGACGAAGCTGTCGCAGAAATGGAAGACGAGGAGATGGAAGCTGCTGGCCCTATGGCTGGCATGGGTGAACGAATTATGGGCATGGCCTAACCTGTAAGGGTTCCATAGACTATGGCCCTTCCAGTATTAGATGCTGTTTTTGCGTCCTCGGCAGATTTGCCAAGGCGACAACTACTTTCCAAGTGGCT